CCAACAGAAGTAAGCTTTATAGAACTAATCACAGGATTATTAAATTCAACTTGTAAGCTAGATACATTTTTAATAATAAATAGATGCCTTGAGCTTAATATAAAATTAGCAAATTTTACATCAAACATCAAAACTGTAATAGCACCCTCATGCATTAATTTATAAGGTTCTTGTATATTGGCACTAGAAAATATATATCCACAATCAATATAAATATAAGGATTAGGACCTTGTTCTATTGATACAGATTTAGTAATACCTCCCCCCTCAACCTTAAATGTAGCATATCTACTAACATAATTCTCATTCTTATCAGCATTAACAGATAAAGTTCCATTATTTTGACCTGTATCTGGAGTAACTGTTATAAAAGCTTTATTCATAATTATATGTTAATTTTTAATTTTTGAAAATTGTCTCATAAATTCACAAATTTGAGTAGCATAAGCATCTACAACATATTCAATATCATTCGCATAATCTTCATTAGCTTGAACGAATAAACAGTGAACATACTCATGCCAAAACGTTTGAGTTCTTATAGAACTAGGAATATCTTTACTTCTGTCTCTAAGTATAATATAAACTAAACCTAGAACATGATCAGAAACTCCATATTGTATCCCTTGAGTAGATTGATAAGAAACTTCAGTCATATTATAGGCTTTATAGATAACTGAACCAACCTTAAAACTCTTAGGATAATCAGTATTATATTCCCAATCAAAAGTAGAATCATCCCACCAATGAGTAAATAAGAAACTCAAATGAGCCATTGCAATATCATCAAGATGAGCTTTTTTGCTATTTGGAAATTCGGCATTTAAATTAAGCTCATAAGCAACAATAATAAAGAATGCTCTAACAAGTTCTCTAAGAGATGCAGTTGAATCTAAAGCATCATTGATTTGTATGATACGTTTATCAAAATCAATTTCAGTAGTTTTGACATCAGCGTGTTTAGCTATATAATCAAAAGAACCAATCTTAAAACTGACAGATGTTACTTTCTCATTTAAATCAGTAGGAAGAAAAGGATTAAGAAAAACTGTTTTCATATTAGAATCAATAAAGTTAGAAATACAACATTAAGACCAATAGAAACACCACCGATCTTAGCCCACTTAGCAGAACGACGCATATACTTCTTAAGATCTTTAATCATATCTTTATTACTCTTTTCTAGTTCAACAATAGATTGCTTATAAACGTTCGCTTGATTCATAAGAGTATAAAGAGTATGTTTCAAACCATCAATAAGAGTATCTTGCTTAACAATAATGCTCTTTAAAGATTTACATAAAGCTGCATCATATTCACCTTGTTTAAGAAGAATTGCAATTTTACGATTATCTTCAAGAGTATATGTAATAACAGTATCTTTAGAGACCTTCAATTCTCTGCCGTATATATCGAGCAATGCTATCATCAGAAACAACATAAACATCAGAGAAGTTCTTAATATCTGTTTCATATTTAATTGTAGTTTTATTTGTATTAGCTTTGAGACTATCTATAAGACGTTCTTGTTTTATAGCGTAATTCTCCAAAGCAGAAATAACCCTACCAAGAGAATCCAAAGTATGATAAGGAATATCAGTTGTCGGTATTCGTTCTTCTTCATTACATTGAATAATATTAGTAAGACATAGAGCCAAAAAAAGGAGTACTATTAACACTCCCTTAAAATCTATCTTCATAACTCGAACTCTTTAATGTTAGTAAGAGTATAAGTAAAAGAATTACCATATAAATCTTTAGCCTTATTTACCAATGGCATAAATTTATCTTCATAATCTCTAACAGATTCAAAAACTTGACAACCAGCAGAATAAAGACCGATAGTACGAATAATTTTCCACTTAGAAGCACGATGTATATTAATACCAGCCATCTCGTAACTAATACGACCAGATAAATCAAGTTTATTATCTCGGTTATTATCACGATAAAGTGGAAGAGGTTTAACTTGAACAAGTGCAGGATAATCACCTTTATGCTTTCCAACTTTAAATGCTCCTCTAAATTGACCTTCTTTTAGAATAGCGCAACCTTTAGAATTTATAGGTTTAATCAGATTTAAATCAGAAGGATCAGTAGTTATTGAAAACCAATCATAAGTCCATTTACCATTCATTTTAGGATTGGCATCATTAGCTTTGTAGAATACAAGAAGAAGATCATTAAATGTACCTGTATCAACAGTGTTACATCTAATACCCCAAATGTTCAGATTGTAGTTACCTTTATCAAAGATAGCAAAATCATGAACTTTAGCAATCTTACGAAGAACGTCAATATTAGTCTTAGATATAACGTTATCATAAGTAATTAAAGCATTCGTTAATTCACTCATAGTTACTTGATATTATAATTAAACAAATTGGTATTTGCTTTACGTTCTTTATTTAATTGAGCAAGTCTATAATCACAAATGGCTTTAACCTCAGCTTTAAGGTATTTAATATCAACAAAAGTAACAACCTCTTCATGTGGCATATCATCAGGAATCAAAGGATTCTCAATAGTTCTAATATGACAAAGCATATTACCAAGACATTTAAACCCCCATTGTTCAATCAGATAATCATACATACTTAATTGAAGAGAATAATGAATACCAGTAGAATCCTGTAAATGATTTATAGGAAACAACATAGTTTCATTAGTAACAATATACTTATCTAAGTCAATAGTACCATCTGCTTTCTTAGCCCAATATCCACCTTCAAATCGAATAGGTGCTTTATTAGTTTTCCAATCAAGAATAAAGAACTCATCGCCTTTAACGAATAGAATATCAACAAGACCTGAAATTAAATACTCTGGATGATAAACACCAATCTCAGCATAGATCTCAAATCCCATAGAAGTCATATCCTTAATAAACTCGTAAATTTGAGGATACCTATCAGCAATACCGACAACTCGAAAATAATCGAGATCAAGTCTGCCATAACTATGAGTTCTTATAATATCATCTACTGTATAAATACGACCATCAATAAAACCATTCGCATTTAAATAGTAGTTGTTACATCTTTTCACGCATTGTTCTAGGAAATTATGCTTTTCAGTTCCCTTAGAACAAGCCTTTTCAGTTTCAATCTTCCATTCAGCAAGAATCTGTTTAACAGTCTTACCTCTATATCGAATATATTTACTATAATTTTTATGAGTAGGAGGAACAGGACGACTACCAATATTAGCACAAGCTTCAGCAATAGCTTTCCAATCCTTTTGTTCTACAAACTTACCAATAATAGTAGTAGTAGATATATATTCTCTATCAAGAGCATCAGTATATTTATGCTTTTCCTCGTCGAAGAAGATCGGCAAGTCTCTGGGTATAATCTGCGTCATAAGCGGCTTTATCAGTAAGTTTAAGGAATAGCTTCTTTCGTAATCGTTCATAGAACGCTTTGTGACGTTCTTTCATATATTCATGTGGTAAAGAAGTCATTTTATTAAAATCAAAACCACATTCAGCATAAATATCGTAAGTTTCAGGATGAATCCAATGTTTACCAAAGGAAGGTATTTCAATCTCTTTATCCACACGTTGCATTGCAGTAAGAATAGACATCCACTGACTATCTGCAATATCATTTAGAAAACGTTCAAAATCTTCTTTATTACGAATAAACGTAAGGAAGTCTCTACACCAAATCTGTTCGGGAGTATAACGTTCAATAAAATGACGACCTTTTTTGGTCTTATAATACATCTTAGTAGGTTCCTTTCTTTTACGATCTACAACTGCAACCATTCTCTCATAAAGTCTCGTGACTTGAAGAGGAAATAACCTAGCACCTTTAGCCATAACAGAATTGGATTAATAAATCACACCACCAATTTGATTAAGAGAAATAAGATTACATTCCCAAAATTCA